GGCACAACTAACTACGCCGAGATTTTGGTTCTCGATAAGGGCAAACAAGTCCAAACCTTGACGCCCGACATGGTTAGCCAAATTTCTTAAAAAATACGGGATAAAACTATGAAAGAATATACCGATGATATGCATGAGATAACCGATGGGTTTTTTGTAGATTACATGGAGTTCGACGACGACACCAACAATGCCTATCTTTACAAAGAAGTAGATTACCAAACGTATACAGCTAGTTTGAGTTGCGTTGAATATACCGGTCAACTTGATGGCCATGCCGGTGCAACTATCGATGTGCCTGATTCCATTCTTAACATGGCCCTCAAATGGGCTTACAAACAAGGGTACTAACTAAAAAGGGGCGTTAAGCCCCTTTTTTTTCGATCTCTTTCCTCCGTTTCATATCCCGCAACTGCTGCACCATACGCTCCTGCGCTCGTTTCTTCTTCTCCTGGTTCATCTTCTTTTCCAAACGGCTCATCAGAAATAGCATCAAACCGACTCCACTTTAGCTGGCTTCCCAAAGGTTATTGGTTTTAACCTCCTTTCCATGTTTCTCAAAACAGACAACTCGTTCGACAGAATTTGTGCAGGGTGATCGCCCATACGCAAAGAATTTCCACATTCGTCGTATTGATCTAACGCTTCGTTAACATCCGCATAAGCGTTTGAAACCAACCCGACCAAAAGTTTTATTTCGTCTTCATTTAAATCAATATTCATAACAGCTCCTTTAATTAAGTACACATATAACTCTAGCAAATTAATGTGTAGAGAGCAAGCTTAGAAGTTTATCCAGGTCTTGGGTTTTCAGAAGAGGGATATGACGTAAGCCCTTGTCGGCTACTTCGACTACATCCTCGGCGGGATACAAATAATATTCGTCAGCCTTCCAGACTAACAGCCAAACACTGGCGTGGGCATGGTTTTGAGCAAAGCTAACCTGATGAGGGCTGAGTTTAACGACGTAGCCGGTCACTACTTTGAGTTCGATCAAATGAAACAAGCCTTTATCATCACAAACCATGACATCAGGTACACCAGGCATAGCCCAAGTTTCGATTCGAGTGTGTGTCCAGGTAGGTTTATGCAGAGCAATGGCTTTCTTAATGTGTTGCCAGAGCGTGCTTTCCTTGATCTTTTTCTTCTTTTTCGGGCGTGACGTCGATGACGTTTCCCATGGAAGTTCCAAATTCAGTTTTAAGTTCCTCCAAAGCTTTCATCACTTGTTCTCGGTCCATCTGATCTATCGATCCGTGCCGAATCTCAGATTTGGTCACATAGATATCGCCATGCGCTCGACCTCTGGCAATCTCGCACTGAGTTGCTGCCGAGTATGCCCCGTCTTCAAGAGCCTTATCTCGAATCACTTTCAGGTCTCGGATGTGTCGCTTGAAATCAATGCCGTACTTTTCGTCTAGCTCTTGACGATATTTGCGAATGGCTTGGCAAACGTGAGGGTGTGTTTTCGGATTAGTCAGGTCATAAGCTTTGGAATGAGCCGAACCTTCAGGGTATCCAGCGTTAACGGCGGCTTGTCGTTTGGTGATCTGGCCGTCTTTGCTGACCAGTTCTTTAACAAACAGCTCCTGCTTTCGGGTCAGAAGGCGGTTTATTCCAATCAGTCCCGAGCCTTTAGGTCTACCACGCTTTTTCTTTACTTCAGTCATGTGCCGGAATTCTATGTGTAAATTCCCTTTTTGTATATAGGGGGAAAAATAAAAAAAAATAAAAAAACTCTCGACCCCCCCCTTAACGGATTTTGGCGATTAACCACATCGTATTGACTAGTGTATACCAACGTAACCTTGGCGTAACCGCTACAAGCCCCATGAGCCGTGGCCCACAGCCCGATGGTTACATGGTTACACCAGTTACGCCTATATTTTTTAAAAAAAATAAAAATATTTCTCAGAAATGGTTCCTATATAGGGAATAACGTAACTTACACCAAACCCCTGCGTGCCTTGCGTACATACTCGACCAATTCGTCTACCAAATCCTTGGTTGCATGGATATTGTCCACCAGGATCTTGGAGATGGCCTCTTGGTCATGGACCATGAGCCGTGATTGTTCGGCGTCGTAGGCGGCATCGGGATCTACCTCGTATTCGCGGATCTCGGGTTTGTCGCGGTCGATCTCGGCTTGAGAAATGGGGCATACCCCGTCGTTTTTACCTATGTACATAATAGCTCCTTTAGAAATGTTTCATGTNAAACACATCATATCAGAGTTATATGTGTAAAGGAAGTATGCCCTGATTGGTGAGCCATGGAGCAGGGCGAACCATGGAGAAAGGGAATGACTAAAGACCCTTGCTCGAGGTGGCTACTTCTTTTTCCGTACTTTACCTAGCGTTTTGGCGAGACGGGCTCGTTGGCCGGTCACGCCTTTCTTCTTGGCAAGTTTAGTTAATTTTTTGGCGGGGATCTTTTCACCTGCTTTGACGCCAGCGGCTTTGCGCAGCGCACCAGGTTTCTTGATTGCCTTTTGAATCCACTTCTTATCTTTTTTAGCTGCCATAAAAAAAAGCCCACTGAAGAAAAGGGATGAACCCAGTGAGCTTCTTTCAACTTAACACCAAGGAGCTAACTTGGTTCTTTACAACAGGGTCAAGTATAACCGCCCGAGCCTGGTAGTCAAGCTTGATATCTACATTTTTTTCCAAGTAAAATATGTGTATGGTTAGCAAAAAAATATTCACAGGAAGTCGTAGATCACGTTNTCCATCTTCGTAACAACGAGGAGCGGTCGGTAGCGTGGATTTCACAGACCCTCAACATACCTATCGATACCGTGCGGGATTGGTTGTACCGTGGCCGACGGGCCTCAGATCGAAAAGCTAGTAGCGTGAGCGCCTGACTCGATTTCGAGTTTAATCTTTTCCGTTTCCAGCTTTTGCAGGTCGTTATCGGTCAAGTGGTCGTCTTTCCACTGATCAACGATCATGCGTAGCTGGCGTGAGATGGTGCGCCCTTCGATCTGGGCGATGAGTTTCATGTCGTGGTAGGTTTCCCGAGGGACGACGACTGATTTCCACTTAGACTGATCCATAAATCCTCCTTTATGTATGGGATTTTATCGGACTATTCAGCCCAAAACAACCAGTTTTCGGTTAGCCAGATGAGCGGCCTTGATGGCCGACTTGCTTTGACCAAAGTATTCGACGGCGTGGTGGTGGGCAATCAGCTCTGAGCAAAGCCACTTGTCATACACTTTAAAATCGCCCAGATACCTGCCGTACTTGCCCTTCTCTAAAGTTCTCAGCGTAACGACAGAGCCTACTTTTAGGAACTCTTGGACAAACGCCTTGGCGGCGAGGCCGTATTTTTTCTCTTCCAGATCTCGAGTGCGAGACTCTGGGCAATCGACTCCGTGGAGCCTAATACGCTGATTAGTAACAGAAATATTCCAACCAAGATCCACATCCACATCGACCGTATCTCCATCGATTATTTTGAGGACAGTGGCCTGAAAGACATAAGGATCAGACATAGGTATTCGTCTTTATCATGTCAGTCACTTCCAGGCTACGGCCTTTCACTTGTTTGGCCCAGCGCGAGTCAAGGAACTCGGCAGCGGCTTCGTCATAGTTCTCTGCTTCCATGTGGCCGATGGCTTTGACAAACTTGGCAAAGCGGTATCGTCCCAAATTAAAATGCATATTGATGATTCCGTCACGACGTGCGCCCTCGTCAAGGGTCCTGAACCACGGGTATTCTTCCGTCAGCTCTTTGATCGTGCGCACGATGTCGTTAGAAAGCATATAGTCGATCTCATCATCGCTCAGACCCATTCCCTTGTTCGAGCCCTCGGCGTGGATGTTACGCCCAGCACCAATGTGCCACGTCCCAAACTGGTCTTTGTAGGCATGAGATTTGACGCCCTCATGGCGCTTGAGTGTCTCTATTAATTTATCCATTTTATTTTCTGACATTGCTGCTAGACCCGTAGAAACTGGAAGCGGCGGAACTAACGAGGCCCCCCAGATAACCGATAACGAGATTTGTAGTAGCAGCGTCAACGTCTGCTCCCATTAAAGTGACAAAGAAGCAATATATTAAGAATCCTATCAAAGAAATCAAGGCAAAAGCTTTACTTGTTCGGTCCTTACTAAAGTGCCGCCGTGCGTCTTTGGCGTCCTCGGCCTCCGTTTGAAAAGCTTCCAGGTCAATCTCCATCTCGCGGATCTTGTCCTCGAACTCTCGATCAGCCTCTTTGACCTCGGCTACCCGCTCTGGGTTCTTTTCCAGAAACTTCTCAATCTTGACGGGGTTCTTCTCGTCGATGCCCAGCTTGTCAGCCAACATCTTGACGGCCAGACCGGCCACCGGATTGCTGGACGCAATCGTTTTGGTGATCGTTGGTGCAAGGGTCTTGAGTAATCCGCTAAGTTTCATAGAACAGCAGCCAAAGTTTGATTAAAGCTTCGAGGTTCGTTACGACTTTCCCTCGGTGCTTTCCTCCGTGATGGTATCTATAGTATCGCATATATCGGGGACAGACACCCCTGTGGTGACCTCAGTAGCTACCCGACCGACAGCGCGGATACCCTTGTACACCCCAGAGCAATATAACTCCTTGTTTTTTATAGCTTCTTCGGACACAGCGCAGCCTTGCAGCGCAACGATACCTACTAACAATAAAGGTCTAAGCATTTTTCTTTCCTCGCTTTTTGGATTTTTTGGGGGGATTGAGATAAGCCGTCAGGCGTTTCTGGTAACCCTCCATGAAATGATCCGAGATTGCGTCTTTCTTTGCCGCCATAAAGTCATCACGTTTAAGCTCCGCTGGGGGATTGACGTGGTCTTTGCCATCGTTAGCAAAGTACAGGATGGTCTGGCTGACGCTAGGCCCGTAGCAGAACCGTGGGATACGGGCGACGATGTCGCTACCCGAGACACAGGATACCTGCCTGGTAAGTTGCATGGGCCGTTTAAAACCTTTAAAGAACGTGTTGGGCTTGCCAAACGTGCAGAGCGAAAGGCGCTTATGCTTTTTGTGCAGCTTGGACGCAGCGAGTTCCCCGAGCCCACCACCGAGGGAGTGGCCGCAGATCAACAGGGGATGGTCCATGCGCACATGTTTTTTAATCTTGCCCCACACCGACAGGAAAGCGAGGGTGAATCCGCCATGACAGAGCCGTCCGGCAAAGGGGATGGGGATTACTAGGGCGTCGGTTACCCAATCGATACCTTGAGCGGTTCCTCGGAACGCGAGAATGTCAGGGCTGCTCTTTGTGCCCTTGATGTAATAAGCGGTGGTGGAGGTCCACTTGGATTCGATCTTAACCGCGTCAGGGATGGCGTCTTCGTAGGCCATGATAGAATATTTGCAAGCCAGTTCGAGGGTGCTTTGATCGATAGCGGGAACGTATCCAGTGGTGCTCATTTTATCTCCTTTGCTTCTCCCCAGCTTGGTCCGAGTTCGATGTCGCACTTACTCGGAACCACCAGTTCGATGGCGTTAATCATAATCTCTTCGAGCTTTTTAGCTTCCTCTAACGTGTCTACCGAGAACGCCAACTCGTCGTGTACTTGAAGCATGGGCGTGTATCCAGCTTGGTATACCGCCAACATCGAAGCCTTAACCTGATCCGCTGCCGAGGCTTGCACCAACCGGTTTAATGCGCGGTAGGTGTACGCTCTCTTCAGCCGTGTCGTTGGTCCATGAGCCGCGATAGCTTCTTCCCGAGGCAATGCCTTGTGCATCTCAAACGTGGCCGGTTCCCAAAGATCAAAGCGACACTTTCTACCTTTCAGGGAACGTATGCTCCCACTTGATCTGGGATCGTCCAGCTTCTTTTGCACGCCCTTGGTCAGCATTTTAACAAAGGGTACACGGCTATGGTATTGGTCTATTAGACTTTTCGCGGCGTCCTCGTCCATGCCCAGCTCGACGCACATCTTCTTAACCCCCATGCCGTACATGAGGCCCAAATTCAGGGTCTTTGCCTGTTTTCTGGGGATGTCGGCCATCTCTGCAACCATCGAATGGAAGTCGGCGTCAGGGTTTTCGGTGTACTCCGTAACGAACTCAGGCGCACCAGGCATAGGCACGTTTTGATAGTCGCCGTAGATCTTCGCGTAATGGGTCAGGATGCGCGGTTCCTGCTGACTGAAGTCAATGCTGCACCAATACTTCTTATCGGGCAGAAACAGGCTGCGGATCATCGGTCCAAGTTCCGGATGCCGTGCGGGTATCTGCTGAAGGTTAGGGTTGTTCATGGAAATGCGTCCGGAGACGGTTCCCCCGTCATCAGAGCGCACTTGGTTGATGTGGCTGTGGATACGCTCTTTATGCACGTAACGCAGGATCGAATCGATAAACGTGCCCTGCATCTTGTTCAAGTCTCGCGCCTCGACAATCAGCTTGGCAAGCTCCGAGGAATGTTCGTTCAGGAAGTTCTTGGTGAAACTCGGCGATCCCTTCTCGGTTTTGGGGTAGGTCAGCCCAGCTTTATCGAACGCTTTGGCAATACTCGCCGCCGCCCAGATCTCTACCTTGATGCCGGTCAGGTCTTTCAGCTTTTTCAATGCGCCCTTCTCGCGCTTGATCAACTCCTGCTTGGTCCGTTCGGCACGGTCCAGATCCACCTTGATACCGTTCATGGTCATCTCTACAAGGCAGGGCAGCAGGGCTGTCTCTAGCTCCCAGATTTCCCAAAGCTCCTCTCGGTTTGAGCAGCGTTTTAAAGTGATGCCAAAGCTCCAAGGTGATCTCGGCATCGACTTCTGCGTAAAAACCACAGTACATCGCGGGTAATTTCCACATCTCACCCTTGGGGTCCACGCCAAATTCCCGAGCCGCCTCGACCAGCGTCTTCTCGGACTTGGTTTTACCAAGGTACTCGTAACACAGGGCGTTCAGCGAGTAGCTGAAACGGTTCTCATCGATTAGCGCAGCGGTCATCATGGTATCGATTATCCTACCCTTGACCTCAAAGCCCATGGCTTTTATCCAGCCCAGATCGTACTGGGCGTTGTGCATAATCTTATCTGCCGGTGACTCGAACACTTTCTTGAGCCACTTGTTTAGTATGCGTCGATCCAGATTGCCGCCGCCGACGTGGTTCACGGGGAAGTAACCCTTCCAACCTGGTACGGCAATAGCGTAACCCACTACCTCGCCGTTACCCGTAGGCCATCCAGGTCCACGTTCCTTTAGGTGAGGGTCGCGGGTTTCGACATCGATAGCAATCTCTTCAGCGTCGAGAATGTCAGGGAAGGGGTGTTCCGGAGGGAGCCAATCAGATTTTGGCGGGAACATCGCCATCTGTAGCTTAGTGCTCACGGGGTTTACCGTTAAGTAATCGCGGGGGCAATACCGTTTCTCGCAGGATGGCTTCTTCAAAATAATGGCACTTCTCACAGTACCAACCTACTCTTCTGAGTTCTTCCATATTGATAACCTCACCGGCCTCGTTGTTGCATTTGGGACATAAGATAAACGACATCTCGTCAGGTGGTTTCATATAATGTAAGCCCTATCGTAATTCTCTGGTTCAACGATAAATAAATTTTGTTTAGTGCGGGTTACCGCCACGTAAAACACCCGATGGATGTCCTGCGGATGCGGCCCACGCACACTGCTTTGAATAGCCGAACTGGTTAAGTCGGTAAAGAGTACAACATTCTCAGCCTCTCCGCCCTTTGTGCCATGGATGGTGGACAGTTTGATACGGGGCTTGGCGTTAAACTTCTCGCCCCTGCGCAGCAGGGCAGTGATGTAGGCTCGTTCCCTGTCGGGTATCCGGTCTAACGCTTCGGACCA